GCTGAAAATGGATGCGGTTTGCGCCCTCGACGCTTGCGTTATGGTTAAAGCCGATAATGAAAGCGTAGGTCGTGACATTCGAGAGCGAGAGCTTTCCGACCGTGCCGTTAAGCGTGACCGCCTTTCGGTCGCCGATGCTCCAATAGTTCGCGCCCTGTCCCGCGTCGGAAACGGACTCGATGGTCGCCCAGTCGTTATTGTTGAGCGTAGAGCTCACGAAAGAGAGTGTCACTGCGTAGCTATCGACGACGGAGACATTTTCCGTACCGGACGTTTGCCCGCCCAGTGTAGCCTTGACGTTCCATGTGCCAGCCTCCGGGACAACAAGCGTGCAAACTCCGTTGACCGACGTACCGCTTACGGTGGTACTGCCCTTCGTAGCTGTTACAACCGCGCCGGATGTGACAGACACTACGATAGACAGCTCTGTGCCGGTTTGGATGTTCCCGATAGCCGTTGCGAACCCGTCAGGATATTCTAACTCCGCAGTAGTTCCGCCCTTCGCGCGAATCGCGTCGGCAACCTTTGTCAAATCGGTTGTGTTGGTCAAATACTCAGCCATCAGAAACTCACCCCATTCGCATCAGGAATTGTTGCAGCCGCCCACGCACCATTGACCACGCGCAGGAATTTCCCGTTGTCCTCAGTAGTGACCGAAACGTTGACCGCACTGTCAGCCTTGCCCAAACTCGTCTGCACATCCGACGCAAGGTCAGATTTGGCGACCGTGCTCTTAAAGGCCAAGCTCCCCAAATCGCCGAACCATTTTGCGATTTTGCCAAACAGCACGGAGAGCTTCTCGCCCGTCGCAATGTTCGAGCGGGTAGTCGCCGCAGTGAACGCCGCCGTGACGTTACTGCCGTCGCCGGTCTTGTCCAGCTTATTGACGAGCGCCGAGTACACGCCGCCGGACTGTACGGGGTTTGCGCTGCCCTGCGTAGGCGTTGCGTCGGTAGTTACCTTGACGTCCTTGATAGCGTTGTCAATGTATGAAAAGATGTCCTGGTGCTTGTTTTGAGGGTCATACACTGAGGCCAGCATGTCACCCGTACCAGCACCAGAAGCGCCACGGCAATAGCCTGCGTCATAGCTCGTGCCGTTCGACAGCGTCACGATAAGGTGATAGTCGCTCTGCCGGATGGTAATACCGGTAATTGTGGGAGCATCCGTGCCGGGGCTGCCCTGCGGACCTTGGATGCCCTGTTCACCCTGTGGGCCGGTGTCGCCTGTTGCACCTTTTTCGCCGGTTTCACCCTTGTCACCCTTTTCGAGCACAAGGTTGAGCACCTGATTTGGGGCTTCTCCGGTAATGGTCGCGCTCGCCACCTTGCCGGACGTGACCGAGCCGATGGTCAGCACGTTTGCGGGGCCTGCGGGGCCTTGGGGGCCGGTCGCGCCTGTTGCACCGGTCTCACCTTGTATGCCTTGTTTACCCTGCGGACCGGTCGCACCCGTCGCACCTGTCGCACCGGTGTCGCCCTTGCTGCCCTGCGGGATGCCAAGCGCCAGCGTACCAGTCGACTTATCGTAGGTCGCCGTTGCCAAACTTCCTGCGGGCAGTGTTGTCACCGTGACCGATACAACGCTCAGCGTGACGAAGTCCAGCAGCGTTGCGCCTTTGAGCTTTTTCGCTGTGCCGCCCTGCTGCAAAACAAAAAGATCTTCGTTGGTGATTTGTGTTGCTTGAGTGAGGTCGGAAATTGCTTTATCAGCCATCTGTTACCTCGCTTTCCGTCTCGGCAGCTTTCGCGGGCGGCTCTGCGGGTACGTGCGCCGCCTGCTGGTCGAGCCGCTCGAGGATCGCATATGCCTGCCGCAGCTCTCCCTTGACCTTTGCCATCTTCTCAGCGTCGTTCGCGGAGATCATCACCAAAGACAGCGTATTAAATGCGCTGTCAAGAATCTGCATTACCTGCTTTTTCATAGCGCCTCCTTATCCCGACTCCCACCAAGAGTCAGTGTAGATTTCTGCGTTGTAGGGTCTCCACGTGTCCGTGTAGATGTACGGCGTATACGCTCGCCACATATCCGTGTAGATGTACACCGCGCCGCCCGTAGTGCCGCCGCCCTCTGTGGTAAACGATCCGCTGTCGGAATAGCTGGTCTCCACCCATTGATTGAGGTTGGTGTCCCAATAGCAAAGCACTGCCTCCCAATCGTAGGTTTTGCCGGGGGTAAGTCCGTCGAACGAATCCGTAAACGTGTTGTTCGCGCCGGAATCCTCGTTCGAGGTCAAGTAATACCCGTACCCCAGAATGCCGGTCACGTAGATCGCACGTGCTCGGTCGTAGTAGCTGTCTCCGTAAAACGTGCCGTTGAGAACGGCTGTCGTCGACCCCGTCGCCGTAACGCTGACGCTAAAACTTGCCATGCGTCACCTCGCTGAACGGAGGAAAAACAGCTGTCCCCAGCTGCCGCTTGGCAAGTTGTCTCCGTACATCTGACTGCCGATATACAGCTCGCCGCCGCCGAGCGACACAATGTTGTTGGACAGCGTGATAAATCCACCGTAGGCGCCGCTGGCTTTCAGGTATACGTTAGTTGCCGATTCCAGCTTGATACCGCCGTAGATAGTCTTGATGCCGATGCCATAGTCAACGGTCGTCTCGACAAGCGAAAGTTCGCCCACTTTGGTATTGCTGTTTGCCAGCAGTTCCACCGTCTGGCCTCGTAACTTTCGCGCCGTGATAGAAGTGCTGTCAATGTACGTTGCGATCGCGCTGTCGACCTCGCTTGCGCTCAGGCCCGCGTTGCTGTCGACGTAGCTTTTCGTTGCGTAGCTTGATCCGTCTTTGAGATCTCCGACACTGATACTGCTTGCTTGGATTTGGTCGGCCGTCAGCGTACCCTTGATATTCGCCGCATCGACGTACAGATTATCCGTCTTGATGCTGCTGCCGTTGATCTTGGTCGTGCCGCTCGCGTCCGTCACCGTCAGGCCGTCCAGCGTGGTTTTGACCTCAGTGTACTTGCCGTCGATGCCCTCGACCTTGAGCATGATCTCCTCGCTGGTCTTGGTGATCGTTGTTCGTGTCTCGGCAATCTTACGGTTGAATTCCTGTGTGATGTACCCCTCAGCCGGATATTCGTCTTCCATCTCCGCTTCTCCGGGGGAAGAAATGCCCGCATATCCGCGGCCATCATCAGAGAGTTTAGACAGCGGCGAATAAATGCCACCAACCGTCACGCCGTCGCCCAGCTCTGCCGCTGGATCGATGTTTGCTGCGCCTGCTTCGTACGCCTGATACTGGTAGCCTTTCATGGTTTGCAGTAAAGCATTTACCATTGGCTGCGTGGCGTGAGGGCAACTTGCAATGACCTCCATTCCGGTATCGTCGCCCGCCGTCAGGCTATTTTCGTCGTCCACAAGCAACGTCACACGGGAAATAGGCTTATACTTGCCATTGTCGGAAAAGCTTGTAATGTCGCCGCCGACGTAATATTTATCAGACAAGAATCCTCACCCCTCCAAACGTAATAGCGCTGCCCGCTTCTGTAATGAGATAGTTTGTCTCGGTAGGCATAGACAACAACGGAATAAGCAATAGTTTCCCTGCATCGGTAATAATCCAGTTCCCACCGTGCGCCGCAGCGATAAAGCATAGCTCGTTGCGGATGGTGTAATCATTTGCGGGATAGTCGATGGTATACGAGCTGTTGAGCACTGTGCGGCTGTCCAGTTCCACGCCCATCAACTGGCAAAAGATGTTTACAGCGTCAGGCATAGTCATCGGAAAGTTAAGCGACTGGTCTGGCTCCCACACAACGTCAGCCTTTCTCATAGCGTCGTATGCTTCAAGTTCCCAATAATCCCCATCGCAGGCCCGGCGGTTGGTAAAAAACACGCCTTTGGGGATCCAGTCTGTCGCCTGACTGCCATTAACAAGCCTGAGATAACGCTTGATCGTCGCGGCGCGCGGTACGTTGTCCGCATACAGTGCCAGTTTTAATGTTGCGCAGCAGGCGTTCCCGATGCCGAATTCTTCAAACAACTGCGATTCGACGGAATGCGACACTTCCGCGTCTTTGCCATATTCCGTTCCCGCAACGTCAAATTTGTACTCTCGTTCTGTGCCGGGCTTGTGGAGCAGCTCGCGCCACAGCGCGCTTGTCGTCTGCCCCATATCACACCTCAATCAAGTTAAACGTCGCGCCGCCCCACACCTCATTGTCGTCCGCTGCTTCTTCAAGCGTGCATTCCATCGACGAGCAGTAAAACGTGCTGGTTCTGACGCCATGCAGATCGAGATACTTGACCGTGCACGTTGTCTTATTGAGATCATCATCGAGTTTTGCCAGCTTATCGCGAGGCATAGAGCGCGTTGTACAGCTCAGTTTCCGCTTGGTGGTAATCTTGTCGCGGCGCATTTTCCCGTCTTTTGTGCGGGTCGTGTTTTCGCTGTCGAGGTCGTTGCGGCTCCACCCATAGCCTTTTGTGGCGATAGCGTCGGAGTAGTCCGTGCCGTTGATAATAAGGACTTCCATGTTACCCCTCCTTAGTACAGCAGCACGGGCTTACCCGCCGCGCGCGTCATGTTGTTAATGTTCTTCACGGTGCTGCGTGCAATTTCCTTACCGTCGAGCTGAATAACGACCGTTGTTGTACCGCCGCCAGATTCCGACATAGCCTGCTTAAATGCTTCGACCATCGTTGCAAGCGGCGTTTCGATGTTCGTCCCGCTCTTCTGGTCGCCCAGCACGGC